AAAACTGGTCAAGTGTTTTTCAGTAGAACAACACCGCAGGGCATACAACTAGTAGATCCACAGGGTCGAATTTGGAGTGGTGACAGTGCCAATTTACATCCTTATGGCATTGGAAGTGATCTTGAAGTCAAGAATCAAGCGCAATTAAACGAATTACAAAATCGATTGGCTTATGTTGCTCCTACCGAAAGAGCCAAAGTATTGGCCGAAAGTGAAGCCAAGTATGGGCCGCTGGATCCCGCTTACAAAGAGCGTATAATGAATTTACCGGCCAATATTCCACAACAGGGACAGGTACAAGGTGCTGTCCCGGGTATGGGTACACCCATGCAAACTGCTGGTGGTGCAGCTCCTGCTCCTGTTGCGCCTACTGCACAACTCTCAGCACCTGCACAACCTGTTAATGGTCCAGTAGCGCCTGGTGCACAACCAGCACAACCAGCCGCGCCTGCAACACCTAGACCAGTGGCACCACCTGCCGCAGTTGGTGGAGTTGGTGTTTCGGGAAATACTCCAGCACAAAGAGAAGCCAATTTACAAATTGGAAAAACAGCTGCCGAAGCTGAAATAGCACGCCGAAAAGAAATGCAATTGGCTGAAGAAAAGCCAGCGGCAGAAGCCAAGGGCTCTATAGCTGCAAGAGATGTTAAAAATCAAGGCTATGCTGATTATTCATATGATTTAATTCAACCCATTGCCAATTCGATTAAACAATCTACTGGGTCTGGCATTGGTACCAAGGTGGATCAATTAGCTAGTCAATTTGGTGTAGGAACTAAAGGTGCACAAGAAGTCGCTAAACTTAATGTGTTGGGATATCAGTTAGTATCTAATGTACCAAGATTCGAAGGCTCACAAAGCGACAAGGATGTACAATTGTACAAAGATGCTGCCGGAAACCTTGCTAATTCGAAAAATTCAGTTGATGTAAGATTAGCAGCATTGCAATCAATTGTTGCATTAATGAAAAAATATGACAAAGCTGGCAATCATGATTGGAGTTTCAGTGAAGCCAATCCGGCTGCTGGTGGAATAAAAATTATCAAGCGTGAGAAAATACAATGACCGAACGAGTAACAGTTGAACAAAATGGTGAACGCTTTACACTAGATGTTCCTGATGGAACCAGTGATGCTGACATTCAAAAGTTTATTGCTTCACAATCCAGTACCGGTGCCGGATTGGCCAAAACTGCTGAACCCACAGGTCAAGAAAATGCAGCCACATATGGCACACAGGCCGCTGCCAAAACTGCACAAAACTATTTAGAATCCACCAATGGTGGCCTAATTGGTGATGCTGCACGAGTACTTGGCAAACTGTATAACAATGTTACTCCCGAAATAGCTGGAGAATTTCTAGCACATCCAGTTCGATACGCACAAGAAGGTATCAAGGCCTATGCAGCCGGTTTGCCCATGGCCAAGATGCCGTTGTCAGAAATTGCTCCAGCAGCGGCACGCTCGGTAGGCAGTAGTTTTGTTGCTCCTGAAAATGCATTTACTTTGCCATACAATTTGGCTGCTTATGAACAAGCTCGAATTCGTGCCAACCCCACTGCACCTGAATATAAAAATAATCCTTATGCCATGCAACAACGAGGTCAAGCGCCTACACAGGCAGCAGCCGGAGCAATGAATCAACGAACAGCAGTGGCTGGCATGAACACTGCCGGTAACCCTGCTCCAGGTACACCCGAATTTGCTGCATTACAACAACAGTATGCACCACCACAACCACCAACCAGTGCAAACTTTATACAAAGAATGCATCAGCTGGCCGATCAATACTTACCCTACAAACAATAAGGAACTGAAATGGAATTAACTGAATTATACATAGTGCTAGAACGAGTATGGGCCACGAACTTTGTGGCCTATCAAAAAGCACATACGGCACACATGAACATTCGTGGTCGTAATTTTTATTCGGATCACAAATTGTTAAAGCATATCTATCGTTATCTGCAAGACAACATTGACACTCTTGGTGAAGAAATACAGGCTTGTGGCGTGGGTCGTGTGCCCGAAACCATCAGCATGATCTTGGAAACCAGTGTGATCAAAGATAACATGCCAGCCATGGATGCTGACAGTTTGTTACATGATGTGCTTGATGACCTATATGCCTTAATCGATTGCTATCATGAAATGGATGAAATTGGTCGTGAAGTAAACTATCCTGATGTATCAAACATGGCAGCAGACCATATTGGCCGAATTGCTGCATTTTGTTGGAAAATTGAAGCCACACTGGATATTCCAGGACGACATAGTGATCGAGGACGCAATCGTGAGTAAAGTGGTCACACTCACAATTCCCACGCTGGAAGATCACTTAAATGAATGTGAGGAACGATACCAAGGCGTAATCGAACGCCTGGATCGTATGGATGCCAAAGTGGACCGCATAGAGCGACTGGTGCTTGACATCAGAAACACTCTAAAAGGCGCCGACTTCGATTATCAATAAAAAGTATTGTAAAATCTATAAACAGCATGGGCAAAGTCTGCCATTCTAAATGTGCCGCCTTCGATTCGATTGCCCAGTTGATCCAGCACATAAATCTCCACAGTCGCAGGATCTGACTCGTCTGTAACTATTTCATACTGTTCTATTTGCAAATCACTACCTCTAGTAGTGTCGGTGTAATCGGTGTGGTATTTCATGCCTAAACCCTCGCAAAAACATGATCTACATGCACAATATTAAGCGTTTCGCCGCCGTATTTTACCTGATTTGCTGCACCCCAGTTAATGATAAGTCTATCGCCAGTGGTGACAGTTGTGACTTCTTCACCCACCGATATCACCTGTGCCACTGTGGCCTGTGAGTTGTCGGTGTAAATAATTCCACCTGCGGTGCTTTCCTGTGGTTGTTCGCGTTGAACTACTATGTTTTTTCCTAATGCTTTCATTGGTCTCGTCCTTTGTGTTTAAGTAAAAAGTGTGTGCGTTCTGGTGTGTCACCATAAACTGTTTGGGCGAATTCTTCTATGGTCATAAATTTTCCATTCCACATCCATTTTTGTTCTTGGGGCGGGATTGAAAAAGGTGCGCCATTCCACCAACCAGTTATGGGTCCTGGACCACCGGCACCGGTTGTGGAATTTTGATATTGTGCAGCCATGGCTGTTTTGTGTTGTGTTGCTGCTTGTTGTATTTGTTGTGCCGCACCTCCGGCTTGATAGGCAGCATTGAATCCCGAATTGGCTGCGGCAATGGCTTCCTGCACTTGTTTTGCGTCGGCCCAGTCAATGGGTCGCGTGGATTCGTTGCCAAATATTTCATCCCACATTACACAATCCTCCTGTAGGCCACACTGCCTCTTATGGTAAATCCCATGCGTTCGTGCAAGCGCATGAACGCTGATTGTTCGGCTCGTATTGTGGTACTGCACAGGACCGGTATAGACAGTGTTTGGCATAGTTCAATCCAGTTTTGTAAAATGTCTTGAATCAGGCGCACTCGAGTTCGGGCGGGCAATGACAAGTCTACATGTATGAATTCAGCCACGGCCATTTCTTCATCGGCATACACTGTGTGATGATCTCGTGCCAACCAACTGCAGGCAATGACTCCTTGTGCATTGCGAGCCACTCGCACATATTCTCGATTGACGCCAAATATTTGGTCCACCACGAGTCGATACAAATGATATCGCACTCGTGAAGGACTGGGTTTGAAGATTGATTCTATTTCGTGTTGATAATGTTCGACCATGAGCGCAACAATGGCATCAATGTCGGCATGTTGTGCTGTGTGCCAGGTGTATTCCATATAATTCCTTTCCAGTTGCATTTATTTAGTATATTTTGCACGATAGCTAAATATTATAAACAAAATTACAAGGAACTGCAATGGCTGGCAAATTAAAAATCAATCTAAGAGAAAACATGAGAGATCTCGGTGACATCCTGATCAATGAAGTGAATTGGAATCAATATCTTGAACCGCAAGCTTCGGGATGCATTAATCATACTGGTGGTAGACACGCACAGGGTTATAGAATGTGTTCGGCCATACGCAAAGCCGACAACAAGAAAATCATGACTGTGGTGCATCGAGTGGCCATGCGTATGAAATTGGGTCGTGCTATCTCGAGTCGCGAGTTTGTAATGCACAGTTGTGACAACGACAGTTGTGTCAATCCCGATCATTTGGTTCTGGGTGATGCACATGTACGCAACGAGTTCATGCGCCAACGAGGAACTTTGAGAACCGGTGCCGGCAATACCGGCGGTCGCAGAGTAGATGCTGCTGGCAATCCCATTCGGCAAAATAGAACCTATAGATATACCGAAGCGGAACTGCGCTGGTTTAGAACTGTGAAGCCACGCGAAATAGCTGCACGACTTGGTATCGATCTCAAGCGAGCCGGTGCGCTACGCTATGGTGCCCGACACGGTTATAAATGGGTGAAATAAATTGCAAATAAATAATTGTGTAGTTCACAACGCAGTGTCTGGCGTTGATTCCTTTTCCCTCAGTAAACGGAACTACAGGGCCCCGTTCCGAATTGCCATTTGTTCCGGGGCCCACCTTTTTTAAAGAACAGAAATGAAATACCACTTATTAAACGGACGCAATCAAGATTTACTTAAAACCTTTCCCGACAATTACTTTGACTCAATAGTGACCGATCCACCTTACGGCATCGACTTCTTGGGCAAGAGCTGGGATGCTGACACTGGCACGCTTGAAACTTATCAAGAGTGTTTGCGAGTGCTGAAACCGGGCGGACACATGTTGGCATTCTCGGCTGCGAGAACCTATCATCGCTTGGCCATCACTATCGAACAAGCCGGCTTTGAAATACGCGATCAGATCATGTGGATCTACAGTTCGGGATTTCCAAAGTCACAGGATGTGGGTCGTAGTATACAACGCAGTTTGGGAGTAAAGAAGACTATCAAACGCAAAAAGACAGATGGTTATAATATCAACAATCAACGCGAGTTCAGTGAGACAAAGGCTGGCTATGAAGAAATGAAACCTATAGCGGTATGCACTGATCCTGCCGCTCAACAATGGGAAGATTGGGGCACTGCTTTAAAACCCGCACATGAACCCATTGTGTTGGCACGCAAACCCATCAAGACCAGCATAGCAAAGAACTGTCAGACCTGGGGCGTGGGTGCACTCAACATTGCGGCCACTAGAATACCCACAGATGAGCCATTACATGGCAGCGGCAAACGCAATCAAGATGGAACTTATACAAGACATACCGGCAAAGAATTTGGACAAGGCATGATGCCTCAAGTGGATTATGATCCCGATCAAGGTCGTTTTCCCAGCAATGTCATAGGCGAGATTGTTGACTACCAAAAGTATTTTTATTGTCCCAAGGTATCACGCCGTGAACGACATGTGGGATTTGACGATCCCGGTCCATTGTTTAGCGGACCACGCTTTGATGTGTATATGCCCACCAATGGTAAAACTGATCCTGATAAATCAATGTCGGCAGTGGAAGCTCGCGGAATCAAAACACACTGGCAAATGGCCGAAGAAATGGGCGGCAGTTTAGTTGATCATGATGGTAATCCCACACGCAGTGGTAATAAAGCACTTATACCGGGTGTGGGTGATATCTATACACATAGTCTAAGTAAGGCATATGAAGATTGGTGTAAAAAGAATAATAAAGCAACACCCAATGTGGGCAACAATCACCCCACAGTGAAACCGGTGGAACTCATGAAGTATCTCATACGCTTGGTCACACCCACAGGTGGACATGTGCTGGATCCGTTCATGGGATCGGGATCAACCGGAATGGCTGCTGTAGAACTGGGTCATGAGTTTACCGGATGCGAACTGGATCCGGCTTATGTTGCCATAGCCGATCGCCGCATACAGGCCTGGGGTAAAGATCGCAACAACTTCGACGAATTATTTGAGGAACAGAAATGATATACAAGAGTTTAGTACATCAACTGGAACATGTGGTTCTAGCCATGGAAGAGAAAGGCGAAAGCCATGAAGATATTTTTAGCACAGTGCACATGATCCTGAGGGGATTTATTCGAGACGGAGACCTTACTCCCGAATATATTGAATTGGCACAACAGGCCCGGGCGTTTAGACAAACTTTACAGGACACACCCACTGGACCACAATTGGTCAACATCAACGGCGATCCCATAAATTAGGCAGTCCGGATTTGGCCTTGTGGTAGAAACCAGAAAAATTGCTCCACTGCATCCTCCGAGGTCTGGTTAACAACTGCCCTTAATAATTATCCAAATCGCTAGGAAAAACAGGGTTTTTTGTATATAATACTAAATACAAAGCACAGGCAACAAATTCTTCTACGCAATGTAGATCTCTTAATGGGCCAGGACCAATGTTTTCCGAGTTGGGTGCGAATCGGAAATCCTAAAACAATTAAGAGAATGCTATGAGTATCGGAAACACTTACAATCAGACATCAATAGATTTAGCGGAAGCGAAATATCAAAATCGCTTCCGTGAACCATCATTGATTGAAAAGCAATCCTGGCATCAGGAGTTTTTGGAAAGCGGAGCACAGTATCGCATGAGTTTCCCTGCTTTCCAAAAATTAAAAACCCAAGAATGGGAAACGGCTCGAGAACAAAGAAATTGGCGATTCGGTGGCGGCAAGTATCATGGCGAACCAATTAGAAAAATTCTTAGAACCGATCCCGATTATATTAATTGGGTATTAGGTAACAATCCCAAAAGCAAACTCACTCGACAAATAGTCTTATTCTGTAGATACAACAATATCATTATGGCACAAATAGAGAACAACTCCAAATTAAAAAATATGCCTGAACCTCGTAGAAAGAAATAACCCAGCGACCTAAATCCCCTCTAGGCGTGGCAGAGACCAAAGCGCGGACAAGACTAAGCGCAAAGTCTGTAAAAAACACAACAAGCAGCCAATGCAGACCTCTGGGAAGGGTATATCTTTGGCTCAAGTTTTGTGCGTCCGATACCTAGTATCTCGGGTTGAACTTCCTTTCTTAAGGTTCTAAAAATCAACTGGGGGGAGGGTTAGACTTGCGTCTTCTGCTGGACAAGATCTGATTCCAATTACGACAACAACTAAGAGGTCGACACAGTCGACCTATCAGACGCCAAACAAGTGCTGACGCACTTGATTTTTGGCGTCTGATTATTCCTTCTCTTTGTTTTTATTAGCGAAGCAGTAGAGGTCAAATAGAAATCCGCGAAGCGAAACGAGCAGGGATTTCTATTTAGACAGATCTCGTAGAGATCTCTTGAATTGGACACATATGAAATTGACACATAAATATAAATACAATATAATAGAACTAGGAGTAAAAACAAATGGCAAAGTTTAAGTACCGATCAACACGAGAAATGGAACCAAGACCGGGAGCGAAATTCGCAACTACCTATTACAGACAAACCCCAGCCGAATATCGACGAGTGCAAGCACATGTGGAAGCAGTGATAGCTGACATCATAGATGGCGCAATTGCAACCAATCAAACTGACTTGCTGTCTGCGGAACTGAAAAACTTCCCAAGAACTGGTGGTAAGGCCAATTACTCAGCAGCTGATATCTTGATGGACATGCGTGATCAATTGCTGAGTGGCAAAGACATCGCAAGTGGTATTCTGGGCCGCTGGAATCGATTGCTGGCGGAGTTCCCGGCCGAATGCATTGACATGATCGAGCACGAACCCGAAACCAATAACTTTAGAGCTGTGTTTGCCGAACCTAAATACTAGCACTATGCTAGTAACTGAATATCGATATCGACAACGCCGCTGGGCCCAACACCGACAGTATTATAGATTTTATGTACCTGAAACACCACGAGAACCTGGCGAGCCATTGCCAAGATATAGTTGTCCCGGATGTGGTCGTGAAATGACTGCGGTATTTTACAATGCACATGTGTGTTCAGGTGGAGCCCGGGGCTATCCTAGATTGACTGCACGAGATGGCCGCGGTCGACACTCAAGGAAAACCGATCTGGAACAGGAGCAGCGGCCGGACACCTGAATTGGCTGCTCAACTTGTGGCACGGGGCCGTGCACCTGAACTCACAAGACTCGACACAGTGCTCAAGGCGGCTTCGAGTGATTCGACCGCAGAACAAATTGCAGCAGTATTTGCACTTATTCAAGCCGAAATCGTGCTAAAAGAATTTGACAACAAATGATCAAGATGCTATAATACACTTACATTGTTAAACATTAAGGAGGCTTACAATGCAAACAGCACACGAAGTAGAAACACTAGATACATTAAAAAACCTAGTAGAAGCAGTAAGAGATTTGGATTTGGATAGTGACTCAGGACGAACAGTTGAATTTGGAACAGAGACATACAATTTGATTAGTTGGTTAGGAGAGAGTCTAGACAGTATTGCAAAGAATCTAGAAAAGATAGCAAACAAATAAAAAGGAAGCCCGAAAGGGCTTGCCTACAAAGGAACACAAATGAACATTAGACATTTTTATATAAACTCAGTATTTGTTGGACTTGATAGCGATCCAGGCCAATTTGAAAAACAACTTGCACCAGGCACTTACATTCGGTTTGATGATGTAGAGTCAGGAGAACTTGGACAACGATTTAATTTTGATACAAGTTATTCCAGAGAACAAATTGAACTCCTGGTTCAACAACATCTTAAAACCTAAAGCCTCCAAGTTTATAGGTTTTGGCCCACTACTAGGTGGGCTTTTTCATGCGCGATTCAAGGCGCAACGGAAAGATTCATAAAGTTTCCCTAGCATAAATAACTTTATGGAAACGAAAAGCAAAATTAATGCACGCACTGGCAAACCTAAAGTGTCAAGCCGTGGTGGCGCACGACCTGGAGCCGGTAGGCCAAAGGGGTCGGTAGACAAAGTCACTATCAACAGTTTGTTGACTGCAATAGACACTGCCAGTGGTAGACCCTATGTGGAACTGCTGGCCGCGGACTTTGCACAGGCTCGAGCCACCGATGTACACCTGGCACAAAAATATCACCACTTGATCTTGAACAAGGTCAGTGCCACACTGGCACAGGTGGAAGTCTCCAGTACTGCAGATGAAGTAGAACAAAAGAAAGCGGCCTTTGCAGAAGCAATAGCCACCATAGCAGGAATAAAATAACAATGGCACAAGTCCGACCCTTAAACCAAACTGGCAAGAACATGAACCCCATGCCTGAGCAATCGCTCAATCGTCGGCCACGCGGTAGTACTATGCAGGCCAATAGTACAAGCCACAGTGCAAGAACTGAAAGTGAATCAGTTCACTACCATGCACGCCACTTTGGTGGTAGACAAAGCAGTGCCAGAATCACAGATCAACTTAATCCAGACCGCGGTGTAAGTCTAGCCAATAAGACCGGACGCAGTTTCCCAGGATTGTAATAGATATAAATAAATGAGCAGGAGAACTTATGCCGTTAATGAAATCAGCTAAGCCAAAGGCTTTCGCAAAGAATATTAAAACAGAGATGAAGGCTGGAAAGCCACAACGGCAGGCCGTGGCCATTGCGTACTCAGAAGCACGAGCAGCCAAGAAAACAGCTGCTAAGAAACGGGCAAAGAAATAATGAGTGATCGCGGCGAAAGCAACATTACTATGCGTGCCAGCAACACCAGCACGGCCAATCCCGAAACAGGTCGGGGCTATGTTCAGCAACCAATGCCGGTGCCACACAGCGCAAGAAATGCTCGACGCACCGAACACTATCATAAAGCAATTGAACCAACATATATTCGTCCCAGCTCAACCAAGATGACACGGACCGAGCACCAATTGAACAATGACGAAGACATGAGCGAAAAAGGACACGAACTATAATGACAACACAATACCAAACAGGCCAAGACTATGGATATGATCGTGCTCAGCGCGATGTTGATGCTTTACTTGAGCAACTGGTTGCCGACGAACAAATGACAAGAGCTGAAGTTGTCAAATACTGGACCACAGTCCAGGCCTGGGCCGACCACATATTAAAACAAGCAAATGAAAGTGAAACAGTATAATGACACGAGCACGAGAACTAAAAGGTGTTTACAACCTAAACCCCACAGACGCAGTAATGAAGCAAGGCAGTCAGAAAAGCCGTGAAGGCCAAAAGCCAGCACCAGAGCGCATTGGTGGCACCGGCATGCCACTAGCACATGAGACTGCTGCCGACACTGCCAACCTGGGTTCAGCCCGGAAGGCAAAAAGCTCGGCTGGTGGTGAAGCACACATCAGTGACTTTTACGGCATAGAAAACGCTGAACACTCGTCAGCACATCCAGCAATGCAGACTCGAGCAGCACATGCACGAAACAAACAACACGCAGATGGCCGTAAGCATGAAGATCATCACCACGCCGTTAGAATGGCGAAAGGAAAATAAACTATGAAAAACACAACCTTGAGCCGCAAAAGTGGCAACACCTTGAAAAAGAATTCTGGCACCAGCCATGAACCAAGACGCAGTGACCAACGGGGCGATGGCGCAGACTTTGCGTTTAATGGCCAAATGGGCGACGGTGTCAATCGCGATGAGAGTCGTGCGGGCATTTGTGCTAACCCATACTCTCGGATGGTTCGCAATCCTGACAGTATTAATGCAGGTGAGTCGGCGTCAAGTCGTAGAGGCAACACCAGCGACCAAAGTCGTGATCGTATGGAATCGGTTGGACCAAGTGCCACACGCGATGAAATGCGAATGACCATGAGCACTGCCGCACAAGGACATCCTGTTGGCGCCATGAAGGCCCCTCGGAAGTTTGCGAATCCTGACGCAATCAATGTAGGAAACTAATCATGAGTGCAAACGCTTATACACCATTACCGCAGAATGCCAGTCGAACTGTTACTGCATCAACTTCGAGTAGTCAATTCTACCTGGATGTTGGTAGTGCTAACACCATCAGTAGCGTTTTGGTAACTAATCTAGATGCCACCAACGCAGTTTATGTTAACTGGGCCAACTCAGGATTGGTAACTGCCAGCAATGTGGGCTTTCCAGTAATTCCATATTACCCCACAGTGATCAACATGAATCAGGTCAATAACTTTGATAGCAACATTACTATTGCTGTAATAGCCTCTGGTGGCACGCCCACAGTAGTATTCACACCAGTAGCTTAAGGATAACACAAATGAAAACAAGAACACTTAAAAAGGCCAGCAGTGACCAGGACATTGGGGGCGAACACTACCTGGGTCGCTTTTCAGGTAACCCACACAGTGTCACAAATGTAAATGCGCCCATGGGACCAAGAACCGGTAACGAAGGTGCACACACAGCCAAGCGTGGAAACTTCTTGGATGCCAAAGCCGAACGCGAGCCACTTGCTGAACAAGTGTTGAGCGCATTCAGCTCACGAGCACGAGAACTAGAAGCCAACCCAGGCGAGCACGAAGTGCCTGGTGCGGGCAGCATTGATTCCAACAGTCAAGTGAAAAGATTTGCCGCTAAGAAAAATCGTTATCGAGATTAAACGAATAGGTTCGGGAGTTGTCCTCAACAACTCCAATATTGAATTAACTAGAAAGGAATACAATTATGGCAACTGCCAAAAAAACCACCGCTACTGCCAATCCTTGGTCAGATACAACATCCACAACTCCCGCAATCCCCGCAACTGCCACTACCACAGTGGAAACTGAACCGCTTTATGACCTAGAAGGTTTAATGACCGACTTTCCCACAGCCAAGGAGCTGGAAAAGTTTGTGTTTGACCAAACTGGCCATGTGCTGAATCTAAAAGGTCGAAGCAATCGATTCAAGTATTCAACTGCCATGGATGTGCTTAACGGCCGAGCGCCTGAAGAGTACATGAAGGGTACCGAGAATCCGTACCTGGACAAGAACGAATTGATACCAGTTGATGAACTAAAACCCCTGCCAGCTAGACCCGCGGAAGTTGTGAATGAACAGTGTGTGAGCACTTATATTGCCAAAACATTTCCACACCCCGACCCCGAATGGGCAGCCACCGGCCAAAAGTGTGAAGTGGTGTTTAGAAAATACATCAACAATGCCATCACTTATGAAGTGCTGGGACCTATTGCACCTAGAGCAGTGGGCACTAGAGTCAACAAGTTTAGCAAGGAAGTGCCCGAAAAGTTTACCTGGGTCGATCCCAGAACCGGCGAGCAATTGGTTCGCTATCCTGATGGTCGTGTGACACCGCGAGGCTCGGTACTGCGAGCACAAATGCAAAAAACCAAGATCAACAACAAAAGCTATTGGGATGTTTGGATCGATAGAGAGTTTGCCATGGGCGATACCAGCTCAATAGACAATCCTTGGAATGTGGCCTAATGACTAGCGAAAAGATTTTGCAAGATGTTAAAATCTTGCAAAAGGTTAATCGTGTGCACCGTGAAGCTTTTGTAGAAAAGTTTCCGGGCCAGGTCGAACACTGCCTGCGTCTTGTGATGGAACGCTTGCAAGCCGGCCTGGACAAACGCGATGGAGTTGATCCCAGCCGTCCCGACACTTGGCGCATGAGCACAGTGGAAATCGCTGATCTGGCCGAAGCTGCCAATTATCTTACACAAATTAGATCCAGCTTATCATGATAGATCGAGCCTTGCTCATGCGTCGTGCCTTGAGATGGGTCTGCGAGCGAGAAAAGTTGCCGGTGGGTAATTTACATCAATTGCCCACGCTTACACGATTGCGACTTGAAGAATATGTGATATCTGTGGCCGAGGACATGCAGTACAACCAACTGCGTTACTTTAGACCATTTGCACATCAGATCGGCTTCTTTGAAACCGGACACGCTGACCGTAGAGGCATCTTGGCTGCAAATCGTATCGGTAAAACTGTTAGTACCTGTTATGAAACAGCATATCATTTAACTGGTCGATATCCTGACTGGTGGCCTGCTACAGCCAAACGGTTCACAAAGCCGGTAACTGCCATGGTAGCCGGTGAAGGCTGGAGCCAAGTGGCCCTGGTGTTGCAGAATGAATTGCTGGGCACTAACGATGTCAAGATACGCGACAGTTTAGGCACCGGAGCCATACCTCGAGATCTAATTCAATTCGACACCATGCGTAGCGACGGCGCCAACTGCATTGGTGTGGAAATTCGACATACAAGCGGAAGCAACAGTTATTTGCTGTTTGCCAACTACACACAAGAGGTTCGTCAGATGCAGGGTTTTAAACTGAACCTGGCCATATTTGATGAACAACCACCCGATGACTTCTTCAGCGAAATTGTAACTAGAACTGCCACCACACAGGGACAAGTGCTTTGCAGTTTTACACCGTTAAAAGGTCTTAATGGCCTAGTAAGTAAATTTTGGAATCATGAGGAAGGCTACGAACACATTAGGGTAAGCTGGGATGATGTGCCCGAATACGATCCCTGGCATGAACCATTCTTGTTGATGGCCACACGCTTGCAACTGGAAAGAGATTACTTGCCACACGAGCGTGATGCTAGACGCAATGGTGTTCCGGTCATGGGCAAAGGTGCAGTGTTCCAAATTAGAAACTGGCCCACATACCGGACCGGCGACTACGACTTCCGCAACACACATGGCCTACACAGGATCATTGCACTTGACCTGGGCTTGGTAAACGACAAAACAGTTATCTCGTTAATGTATTGGCATCCCACCGAGCGTGAAGCTTGGTTGCATCATCAGATAGTTGTGAAAGGCACCGAAGAAGCCAATCCCATAAACTGGATCAATCACCTCATGAGACCTGAAGTGTTTGGCACGCCCATAGTGTTACCGGCTGATGCCGGCACAGTGGGCCGATACACCATGAGCAGTTTGAGCCTGCGTCAAATGTTTGAACAGTACGAATTAAATGTGCATCCCGAAGCCATCATGAACCCACCAGATGATCAAGGGCACAGAACCAACCATAAAAGTAT